GAAGTACCCGCTTACTTACAAAACCTATTCCCACTAACTAACGAGCTCCATGCAACTGACCTACAAACCGCCTAATAGCGTAAAACAATTCCTGACCAGCGATTCATTTATTTCTTTAATTGTGGGCCCCGTGGGTTCTACAAAGACAACTGCTGGGATTATGAAGATTGCCTACCACGCTAAAAAGATGGCGCAGGGTAGAGATGGCATCCGTAGGTCCAGAGCGATATGGATTCGTAACACACGTGAGCAGTTAAGAGACACCTCGATCCCAGACTTTCTAAAGTGGTACCCCGATGGGGTGGCTGGGTCGTATCTCAAATCTGAATACAAGTTTACATTGGCGTTCGATGATGTTCAGTGCGAAGTGTTGTTCCGAGGCTTGGATGACTCAAACGACGTGAGGCGATTACTCTCACTGCAGGCTTCTTTTGCTGTGCTGGATGAGTTTCGAGAGATCAACAAAGACATTTTTGAGGCGCTGCAAGGCCGACTAGGGCGATACCCTGATGGAATGATGGTGCCACACAGGCCTGAGTGGGGGGTAGATGACAAAGGAAACCCGATACAAGGCTGCGTGACAGACGAAGGCAAGTCCAACAAACACGTCTGGGGGATGACAAACCCACCAGATATGGACACGTTTTGGGAGCAATTCTTATCCGACCCCCCGAGTAATGCCGAAGTGTTTTTCCAACCAAGTGGGTTATCGCCCGAGGCAGACTGGGTGCATTTATTGCCGTCGGGGTATTACGAAGATCTGGCAGAAGGTAAGTCAGATGAGTATGTAGATGTTTACATCCATGCAAAGTTCGGCAAATCTTTATCGGGTAAACCCGTATTTAGGGGCTTTAATTCCGACATTCACGTGGCTAAAAACCCGCTCAATTACATCAAAATGTCCACCCACCCCCTACTTATTGGGCATGATTTTGGGTTAACCCCGGCATGTACGATCTCTCAGGTGGACCCGCAGGGGCGGCTTTTGACTTATGCAGAGCTAACTTCGGACGGGATGGGGGAACTTCGGTTCATTCGGGAGAAACTAAAACCGTTATTAGCGTCTAAGTTTCCGGGAATGCCGCTTTTGGTGATTGGAGACCCTGCAGGACAGCAAAGGGCTCAGACGGACGAGCGCAGCGTATTCGACATCCTCAAACAAGAGGGTTTCCGGGTAATACCGGCCAAGACCAACTCAATTGCAGCCCGAGTCAACGCTGTGGACTCATGGTTAACCCGGATGGTGGATGGCAAACCGGCCATGCTGATAGACCCGGGGTGTAAGACCTTGATACAGGCGCTTCGAGGTGGGTATCGCTACAAGATAAAAACCAACGGGCATACAGACGAGACACCGGAGAAGAATTCTTTTTCCCACTTGGTAGACGGCTTCCAGTACACTTGCCTTCATGCGGACAATAACGTGTCCGGCCATCTACTTGTTCCCCAAGCAAAAGAAGTTCAACGGGTTAGATATGCGTGGGCTTGACGGACGCAAAGTTTAAGCGTATAAGGCGAGACAATATGCAGCAGTCAATCAACATCACTTCAGCAAATGCACCGGGCTCGACCACGGTGGGCGGTATTGTCCCCATCAAAACCTTGCGTCGGATGCAAGAAGAAGAGCGCGCAGCGGCCCAAGAAGCGAACGCAGAGCCAGTCATTCAGGCCTTGGCTGGGTATATCCGCGAGAAATGGACATACGCTCGCTCCGCTAAAGAGCAGGTTATTGAGCCAAGGATGTTGCAGTCTGTACGCCAGCGCCGTGGTCAGTATGATCCAGACCTAGAAGCACAGTTGATGGAGCAGGGATCGAGCATGATCTACATGATGCTGACATCAAACAAATGTCGGGCTGCTTCAAGCTGGCTGCGCGATGTGTTGCTTACGGACTCAAACGACAAACCGTGGTCGCTTAAACCCAACCCTGTGCCTGATATGCCTCCGCCTGTGCTGCAAGACCTGATGAACAGAGCGCAGATGAAACTGATGGAGATAATGCAGGCAGGTGCCAACCCGTCAGATCAAGAAGTCCGTAATATGTTGCTGGACTTTAAAGACCAAGCGATGCATGAGCTCACCGAGCTGGCTAAAGAAGATGCTGGTCGGATGGAGAAAAAGATGCACAGCCAGTTGCTAGAAGGCAATTGGACAACGGCGTTTGCTCAGTTTATTGATGATTTGGTGACTTTCCCCGCTGCGGTCCTTAAAGGGCCGGTTGTGCGAAACAAACCAAAAATGAACTGGGTTGAAACAAGTGAGGGGCAGTACGACCTGCAGGTGGACAACCAGTTGGTGCTTGAGTGGGAGCGCGTTGATCCGTTCAATGTCTATCCTGCTCCTGATGCTACTCATATCAACGACGGGTATTTAATCGAGCGGCACAAGCTGTCTCGGGGCGAATTAAATGAAATGCTCGGTGTGGAGGGTTACAGTGACTCTGCAATACGACAAGTACTCGAAGAGTACGGCAAAGGAGGCCTACGTGATTGGATATTTATCGACACTTCTCAAGCGACTGCTGAAGGCAAAGCCACAACCTCAGTCGGACAAAACCCAAGCGAGCTTATTGACGCCCTCCAGTTCTGGGGCAGTGTCCAAGGAAAGCTCCTTAGAGAGTGGGGCCTCGACGAAGAAGAAATCCCGGACGAGCTCGCAGAGTACGCCATCGAAGCGTGGGTCATCGGCTCGTGGGTCATCAAAGCCGTCGTCAACTCGGACCCGCTCGGCAGGCGCCCCTACTACAAAACCTCCTACGAAGAAATCCCGGGGGCGTTCTGGGGCAACTCAGTAGCAGATTTGTGCCGCGATTCGCAGTCCATGTGTAACGCCGCAGCAAGAGCTCTGGTCAACAATATGGGGCTGTCCTCTGGCCCGCAGGTGGTGTTTAACATTGACCGGCTACCCCAAGGTGAGAACATCACGCAGCTTTTCCCATGGAAGGTATGGCAGACAACCAGTGATCCGATGGGCGGTGGAGCACCTCCGGTACAGTTTTTCCAGCCGAGCTCGCAGGCGCAAGAGTTGATGATGGTCTATGAGAAGTTTGCCACTTTGGCTGATGAATATACGGGTATTCCCCGATATATGACTGGTGGGGCTCCTGCTGCAGGGGCAGGTCGTACGGCAACCGGCATGTCTATGCTGATGACCAACGCTGGCAAATCCATCAAACAGGTGATTGCGAATATCGACGAGTATGTAATCAAGCCGTTGATTGATCGGTTGTATTTTTACAACATGAAGTACTCGAATGACCCGGATCTTAAAGGCGATGTGGACATCCAGCCTTTGGGTGCGGCGAGCCTTGTTGAGAAAGAAGCTATTGCGATACGGCAAAATGAGTTTTTGGCTGTGGCTCTTAATAGTCCGGTTGCCCAGCAGATCATGGGTGTTGAGGGCGTGGCCAACCTGTTACGGCAGGCAGCTAAGCGTTTGGATATGAACCCCGACACCATAGTGCCTCCGGCAGAAGTTATGCGTCAAAAGGTAATGCAAGAAGAAGCAATGCAGCAGGCAATGGCCCAACAGCAACAAATGATGGGGCAGGCTGAAGCTGGTGGTACACCTCCGGCAGGGCCTCCGGGAGTTCAAGGGCCGGGAGCAACATTGCAAGATGGCGCGCCTGTTGCTAATAGGTTCGTGCAATAATGTTGACAGGCAAGATTGATTGTTGTATATATGGCGCAAGTAACGAAAGGAGTTTCACATGAAAGCAATTTCAGCGATGGAAAAGCGCGGCATTGAGTACAAGCAGATGTCCGCTAAAACTGATGGTATGTCCAAAGGTGGTGCAGTAAACACCGGCGGTGCAGGCCCGGTTAACAAAGCAGGTATGCGCGGTGGCAAAGAGTTTGCCCAAGAATCCGCAAAGACCACAGGAATGTGTAAAGGTTAATGGTACGAGTTGATGAACGGGTGGCCCAGTGCTTATCCCGTCTGAAATCGGAAGAATTTGCCCCGCTGATGGAGTGGCTCAAGAACTGCCAAGCAGAGAGCTTAGAGAAACTTAGTCAGGCAGATGGCAACCAAATCTATAGGCTTCAAGGCGAAGCCTTAGTACTCAAGGAAGTTCTTGAGTTGATTGGACGGTCAGGAGAGCTGATCGTCAAACTGAGACGCCAATAGCACACCGTACAGTGCGGAGCTAGTGGCACATTGACAACCTAAGTAGCAGACCGTTATCGCGTAACGCACACCGTCATAGGCGGAGCGTGAAGTGAGAGTCGGAGCGAA